CCCAGCGATGACAAAACCTGTTAAGGTGCAGCAATCACCGATTAGTGTTCCAAATCTAAGGCGAGCCTCATGAGCGAACAAACCATTACCACACCCGAGCCAATGTCCGATGCCGAGAAGCTGGACAAGTTCAAGCTTGATATCAGTCGGGATGCAGATGTTGTTGATGATCAGCGCGACCAGGCAAACGAGGACATGAGGTTTGTCAATGTAACTGGCGGCATGTGGGAAGGGTTCCTCACAAATGATTTCGATGATGAGCGAGTGAAGCTGGAATTTGATATCGTTAGCAATTACCTTCAAAGGTTCCTTGGGGAATGGGACCAGAACCGGATGGGGGTAGAGTTCAAGCCCGATGATAGCAACACCTCAGATGATGACGCTGAATTACTGAATGGGATTTACCGCGCAGATTTCAGAAACTTCTCGGGCAGGATGTCAACAGATTTGGCAGTCGATGAGGCTTCCACATGTGGTGTTGGTGCACTTAAGCTTGCTGCGTTCTTTGAAGACGATGAGAATGAGGAGAACGATAACCAGCGTGTAGGGTGGCGGCCGATTCACAACGCATATAATACCGTGATATGGGACCAGGCCGCGCAGCGCATTGATAAGCGTGATGCGAGATGGTGCACAGAGCTCAAGCCGTTCACAAAAGATGCGTTTAAGGCTGCATATCCAGACAAGGACCCTGTATCGGCATATACCCCAGACACGCACAACAACCGAAGCATTGATGATCGAACCCCTGATTTTGTATATGTGGCAACCAGATATGAAGCGGTACGGAAAAAAGAAACAGTGTTTATCTACAACAATCTTCAGACTTCTGAGGTTGAGATTTACACCAAAGAAGACCACAAGCTTATTGAGGACGAACTGAAGGCCGATGAGTTCAGAACGTTTGTTCGTGAGCGCAAGATCATGCGCCGGTCGGTTGAGAAAACCATATTCAGCGGTGAAGATATCCTTGTTGATACAAAGCGTATCGCAGGAAAATGGATTCCGATTGTGCCGTTTTATGCCTATCGTATGTATGTTGATGGCGTTGAATGGTATCGCGGGCTGGTCCGCAAATTGAAAGATGCCGCCCGATTATTTAATATGCAAGTCTCTCAACTGGCAGAGAACGCAGCATCATCCGGCCAAGAGGTTCCTATATTCTTCCGTAATCAGATGCTCAACGAGGAGATTAAAAACTTGTGGGCAGACAAGAACAACAAGCCATATTTGTTGGTTGATCAAGCTGTTGATTCAGAGGGCAATACACTGGCCGCTGGCCCTATCGCATATTCCAAACCCCCGCAATTGGACGGGAGTACAGCGGCGCTGCTCGGTATCGTTCCAAGCTATATCCAGGACGTTACCGGCACCATCCCGCAAGAGGCTTCCGACCCTGATGCATCGGGCAAAGCTATTCGGGAAATGCGCAAGCTTGTCAACCTGAACACAGCCAGTGTGCTCGCCAATTTTGCCGAGTCAATCACATGGATGGGTGAAGTATATCAAGCCATGGCGGCCGAGGTTTACACCACGCAGCGCATTCTCCGGACCGTTGGCAAGGATGGCCAGGAAGGTGAGAAGCAGTTATTCAAGACCATTCTGGACAGTGAGACCGGAAAGCTTGTTGAGAGTAATACACTGAAGGGCAAGAAGTTCCGGGCATACTCAGACACCGGACCACAATATGAAACCATGCGCGAGCAGACTGTTGAAGACCTCAAGGGAATGCTGGAAATTCTACAGACCGCGCCAGGTGGACAGCAATACACCCCGGCCGTTATGGCTGTGCTACTTCAAAACATCACTGGTGTCGGGCTCGATCCTATCAAGGAATTGAACAGACGTATTATGTTGTCTCAGGGACTCGTCAAGCCTGAGACCGATGAGGAAGAAGCCCTCGTTGCCCAGCTTCAGCAGCCACAAGAAGATCCGCAGGAAGGATTGATCGAAGCCGCGACCAGGCAACAGGATGCAGAGGCCCGAAACCTTGACGCCAGCGCCACGCAGAAGATCGCGGACGCCGATAAGAAGGGCGCTGAAACGATTGAGATTTTGAAGGGTATTGAGACTGACCAGCAGAAACTTGGGCTGGAGATAAGTAAACAGTTCAATGAACAGCAGGCAAATGTTACCCAAGCCGTCCGACAATTGCCGTTCGCATAAGTAATAATTATTTGAAAGTTCGCATAAGATATGCTAATGCTATCGGGTATACAAATTTAAACTCTAATTGGAGTCCATAACATGGCTTTTAATATTGAAACTGATTTCGCGGAAGTAGGCAGCCACAGCAACAAATCAGACGGCGGCCAATCTTATACCGTTTCCTCTGATGCTGATACGCTTGGCGCAATGATGGTTTCCGGGTATCTGGATGCTCTTGCCACTGCTGGGAAAATCAACGTTCAGGACAATATCCTCCTAAACGGCACCGATGGCGCGCAGCTTGTGATGGTTAAGTCTATTACTGCAGGCGTTGTTGTCGTGTCGAAAGCTGATAATACCGGCATTGCATTAGCTGTAAGTAATCCATCAGCTATAGCCATTACTCACCGTTCAGTTGATATGACCTCGGCGAGCGCGACACCTACTCCTAGCCTTGCGGATGGCGCAATTGGTCAACTTTTGAATATCACAATGGTTGTTGATGACGGCGATATTGTTATTACACCCGCCAACGGGCTGGGCTATTCAACGATCACCTTCGCCGATGCCGGCGATAGCGTGCAGCTTGAAATGAAATCGGGCGGTTGGGCAGTTATTGGCCAGGGCGGCCTTTCAACCGGTCCAGTTGTCGCATAATAATTTCTTATGTGGTGCCGGGTAGCTCTCGGTCCACGATCTAAGTTTACTGGAACTCTAAACCAGGGGCATTTTTGCCACACTCTAAGACCATAAAGAGGTAAAACATGGGTACGAATACAGCGGAAGCCCCAGAGGCTTCAACCGAAGACGAGCCGATTGTTGAAATTGAACCAACTGATGCAGAGAATGCGGCCGAGGCCAGCGAAGTATCTGAGGAAGGCGGGGAACAGCAGGAAGCAACTGAAGTTGAAGTTGTTTTGGAAGGGGCAGATGGTTCGCAACCAGATAAGCAACACGGCATAAGGAAACGTGTTAATAAGCTAAATCGCAAAGCGGCCAAAGCCGAAGATAAGGCATCCGATGCGGAAAATCGATTAGAGATTGAGCAACAGAAAAACAAATTGTTGACTCTCGCTCTTGAGCAGAAGACCCCCGCAGAGTTGCCGCCGCCACCAGATCCGAATGATTACGACGATGGAGTCCGTGACCCTAAATATGTCAACGCTCTTCGTGAATTCAATCAACCGGCAATCGCAGCGGAAGTCCAAAGGCAGACAGCCAATATCGCCCCTCCACAGGTTGACACAGTTGACCGGGGGCTCGAACGTAAGCAGACAAAGCATTATGAACGGGCCGGCGAATTAGGGGCCAAGGATTTTGAAGAAACTGAAGATAAGGCGATTGAGATACTCGGAAACGATACCGTCAATCAAGTTATTAACAACTTCGAAAAGTCCGAACTTCTTTTGTATTACCTGGGCAAAAACCCAGGCAAGGCAGAAAGCATTGCAGAGCTTATTAAGACCAATCCAATTATGGGTGTTGCTGAACTTGGGCGGATGGAGGCCAGGCTTAGCGCCAAACCGAAATCCAATTCGGAACCAACTCCGGACCCTGATGAAGAGCTTCAAGGTGGCTCACCCTCTGCTGGTAAATCAAGCCGTTATGAACGCGATCTTGATAAACTCAGAGAAGCGGCCCAAGACGGTGGAAGCGGGCGCATGCAAGCTATCGCCGACTACAAGAAGAAGCACGGGAAGCCGGAGTAACTGCAATATAAAGGCGATTACCCATGTCTAATAATAACTCATTCTCAAAAGAAGAGGTCATATTCTTCGAGCGAGTGCTTGAGGGATTCAATCCAAACAACATTACTGCCCGGCAAGTTGAAAAATTTATGCCGAACAGTACGACTTTAGAGCGTTCTGCTCTGACCGTGCACAGGCCCGTGCCGTA